CATATCTCTACCATATATTATGGACGTGATTCAAAACATAGAAAACAAAATTGAACATCAGCGGTTCGAATTTAAAGAGGTAAAAGCCCTATCTGAGGATAACGAGTATTTTACCTTTGGCGGCTATGCTTCTGTCTATGGCAATATGGATTCGTATACCGATGTCATGGAACCTGGATGTTTTGATGAGTCACTAAAAACAAGAACACCTATTTTGTTGTGGGCTCATAAGGACTGCGAACCTGTAGGCGTATTTGTTGAAATCAGATCTGATGAGCGAGGCCTATTTGTTTCCGGAAAAATGCCAAAGGCTGACACGTTTGTAACCGGTAGAGTTATTCCTCAAATCAAAATAGGTTCTGTACGTGGTCTGTCAATTGGTTTTATCTGTCAAGGATATTACTTTGACGATCAAGAAAATAGACACATTGTGCAATGCGAACTGTTAGAGATTTCGCTCGTAGGCATACCTAGTAATAAGGAATCTACTATCACTGAGTTTAAAAAACTACAAAGTGATGAAGATGAAAATGAAACAAAATTAACTGAGTTAATGACGCGCAACAGCGTTGAAATAAAAAAAATGCTTGCCGATATTCGTGCAACAAAATTTTTGATGGAGTAAAAAAAATGCCAAAAGAACTTGAAAAGTTGATGCAAGATCAGGCTGAGGCGCTGTTAGAGGCACGTTCGGCTGTTAAAGAAATTAAAGCTTTGGGTCTTGAAAATAAAGCAGGGGCTTCAGAAGCAAAAGAAAAAGCGGACCGCGCTAATGCTGTTCTTGATAAAATCGAAACCAAGAATCAAGAGATTGTTGCAGATATCAATGCAGCTCGCAAAGAACAAAAAGAGCTTAAGATGCTTGCGGAAGAGCAAGCAAAAGAGATTAAGTCTCTTGGTGGTAAGATTGCAGATTTTGGGATGCTTGGAAATAGAAGCGATGATCCTGAAGTAGATCGTAGAATCAGACTGAACAAAGAGAACAAGTCTCTAACTGCATTTGCTCACAACGCGAGAATGCAGACCCCAGAAGAACTACAAAAGGTAGGAGTTGAACTTAAATACTTCCGTTCCGATAACGACCCTCAAGGTGGTTTTCTGATGGACGAATCATATGATGATAAAATTCGTCGTCAAATCACTGAGATTTCTCCTATCCGTCAAATTGCAATGACCAAGACTATTCCAGGTCTTGGAGAAAACTTGTATGTAGAGTCTCAAGATTTTACGGCTTACTGGACGGCTGAAGGTCAAACACCTTTTACAGAGTCGAATCAGACATACAGTCAACCTAAAATCCCATTGCACAGTATTACTGTTAAAACGAGTACCACCAACAAAGCAGCCATGGGTTCAAAATTTAGTTTTGATAATATTGTAGCAGCAGGGTTCCGACGTGTAACTCTCAAGACTGAGGGCTCAGCCTTTGTTAATGGTGATGGCATTGATAAACCCACTGGTTTCATGTCAACAAAAGCAGGCCTAACGAAGAGCCAATCAACAACATCTGCTGGATTTACTGCAACTGATTTAATCACAATTACAGGCCTAATTAAAGATGGTTATCGTGGAATGTACGGCATGAATAGAAAGACGCTTGCCTATGTTCGCGCTTTAACATTTCCGAACGGTGAGACTGTTTGGCAACCAGGTCAACTTGGAGCAGGCGTGCCAAATATGATTAATGGCGAGAATTACACATTGATTCCTGACATGGCAGACATTGCAGCATCAACATATCCTGTAGTATATGGTGACTTCTTAGAAGGTTATGAAATTGTTGATTCAACGCAGGCAATTTTCTTACGCAACCCCTATATCAAAGACGGTTATGTTGTTTATACTCTTGAGTCTTTTACTGGTGCAGATGTTGTGATCAAAGAGGCTCTTATCAAATTACAGTGTGGAGCTTAATTTAAATGGCCATCGTGACTCATCTATGTTCTTTGCCTTCCATGGGTGAGTCACATTTTTTTAAAGGAATGAAATAAAATGAAAGATTTAAAATCAAATATTACCACTTCGGATGTGGTCGTTGGTACCACCATTATTGACCGTCAAGGATATGAGTCGTTGACTATCTCTCTTGATGTGGAAGACGCAACGACTGTGAAACTTGAACACGGCGATGACTCTGGTTTATCAGACGCTGCAGAGGTTGGTGCTGATTTCATTATTGGACAACTTGTATTTGCAACAGCAGACGGTTCTCCATGCACCATCGGATACAACGGAAACAAAAGATATGTAAGACCATCTTACGTTAGTTTGGTAGCTGGAACGGCTGCAAGTATCACATCTGACAACTCATTTGCTGTATCAGATTTGACTGGTAAAACTCTTATTATTACAGCTACTGGTCTTGGCGCTCAAACTGTCACGTTTGGTACCGCAACAACTGCATTGCTCGCAGCTGAAGACATTAACGACCAAGTTGTAGGTCTGCATGCGAGTGTTGTTGCCACTGATATCGTTATTACTACTGATGCAGTTGGCAGCCTTCAAACAATTGCATTGGCAGGAACAGCTACAGACCTAACGTGGGAAGCCGTGGTTGTTGGAACTGGAACAAATTTAACGGCTGGTAAAGGTACTGCAATTTTGGGTCACCCACATCTTGCACCAGTGGACCAATCATAGGAATTTAGGATTAGAAATGCGAAGCACTTCGAGCCAAGGATTAAATAACTACAAACTGCAAAGCGTCAGTGGGTCTTCGCCCGTATCCGTGCTTGAAGTGCTCAACTTTTTAAAATTAGATACTAGCCTGTCAACTGATGCCGTGACAATGGCACAAATAGGCTTAATGATTGAAACAGCAATTGACTATGGTGAGATAGTAACAAAAAAGACATTTAGACAATCAAGTTTTAAAGCTTATTGGTCAAGTTTAAATGGTGGTGTATATCCGTTCGAAGTTCGCAAGTTTCCACTGCAATCAATCACAAGCATTGGTTACAACGTCGCTGGTGTATCAACTGCTTTTGACATATCTAAAATTGAGATAAAAGACCAAGATGGTTTTTCCAGAATACAACCTGTATATGGTGAGACATGGCCTAGCTCAAGTGGTAACAGTGTACCAGTGAATGATGCGCATGTTATTTTTTCAGCTGGATATGCATCAGGTGCTCTACCATCTCAATTAAAAAATGCTTTGCTTGTACATATTGGATCGCTCTGGGTAAGTCGTGGTGACTGCGTTAGTAGTTCAGGGAGCAATGCACCGAGCTCAATGGTGCCTTGTATCTGTAAGGATATTTACAACACGAACGCGATTGTAGATCTATGGATAGGTGCTTGACCTATGCCCAATTGCAATATCAAAAAATTAAAGAGGCGTAGAATTTGCGCTGGCGATCTTAATATTAGAATAATATTAAAAACAAGGTCTACAGTTGCACCTCAAACAACTGTTGATTTTGGCCAAGAATTTACTATTACAAAAACAGTCTGGGCAGGACTTGAAACCACAGGCGGCAGAGACACATTTTACGTGACAAACCTTGATGAGTCAGTGGGACATGTTTTTTACATCAGATGGTTTACCGGCCTTACAACCGAGTACTGGATTGAACATCAAAGCGAAAACTACGATATCTTAAAAGTCGAAAATCTTGAAGAGCGCAATGAATGGGCAATCTGCTATTGCAATGTTAGAGGAAGCAAATCACAGGCGGTTAACAATGCTTAGTATTACAAGCGGACAAACAAATAAAGCTGCTTATCTATCATTAAGAAATCTTAATGCAAGGACGAGATTAGGTATTGATAGAGCGTTTAGAGAAGAGCGTAGGCCAATGAAAGAGCATACTATCACTGGTCCTGGTGGTTTTTCTGCCAATAAGCATGGCAGATGGTATCTGATAAATGACCGTACAAGAAAAGCTGGACCAAAGGCAAAACTTGTAAGGAGATGGCACCACGCTTCTAAAAATACTGAGACCCCAGCTATAATGACTGGAGATCTAAACAGATCGTTGCATTTTATAATTAAAAAAGGATCAATGATGACATATGGAGCCAATACGCCATATGCAAAGATCCATGAAAAGAGCAAACGACAATACATATTGAGGACTATAGAAAAGCGAAAACAGATTTTAGGTATAAACATGGGTCACTCTATACGTAAAGAGATAATGAGAAAGAGATGAAAGCCATAAGCATCGTTAAAAAGTTGATGGAGAATTTGCCGAAATACACAACGGATGTGTCATCGGTTTTTAATCCTGAAACTATTTCTATTACTGGTACTACGGTATCAGTGATGAAGACTGCCCATGGCTTGGTAAACAATCAATTGATTAGTGTGGTAGGTACAAAACTAGTAAACCCAGTTAGTAGTTTGACTGTTGACAGTGATGATATAGCAACAGTGACAACGACATATGACAACGATCTAACGGTAGGATATCAAGATACTGTTAGGTTAGAAAGCGTTTTAGAACCAACTATCAATAATGATTACGCCTTGGTAGAGCAGGACGATAGCAACACTTTTTATGTGTCTGATTTTGTATTCGCAGGCACGATACCTAATGATATAAAATTGATCGAAACGAGAACCGCAAGCATTGATTGTTTTACAGCGATAACATTTGTGGATGTAGACAATTTTACTTTTGTATCTGATTTTGAGCTTGATGATGATTTAGAAATAATACCATCTAGCGTTAGCATTAATTATAATATGCGCATTAGTCGCGGCGCTGATATAAAGAGATTGGTTGATCATTACAATGCTCAGACTCCCCTCAAACTGGAGCTCAGAGTTGTGCTTGGTGGCACGTCAATAAATAAATCTGAAGACGCTAACACTGACTCTGATATGGAACAGGGGGGGAGTAATGAGTGGGACGGATATTTACTAACTCCTTTTAGCGTGTTTTGTTTTCAAACTCTTAGCAGTGATTCAACTGGCGGAGCTGCTCGCGATAGCATGAGCGACCTAAGGATAAATCTTTATAAATCTATCCTTGGCGAGGAGATTGAAACCAATACAGTGGCTGGAGTTAATGACTCAGTTTATCCAATTGGTGACGACGCTTATGAATACCAAAAAGGTTATTACATACATGAATTTAAATTTGCGCAACAGATAGCCATTAGCCTTGGAGACACGGCAAAATCTGATACCACAAGCGTGGCTTGTAACTCAGTTGATTTTGATATTATGGAAACAGTGGACGGACAAAACATCTTGATTTCTGGTGTAGCAGAATTGAGAGAAAGCATTTAATGAAAAGGACTTTAACATGACACAAATAAATAAGCCAAACGTAAGCATGCCTATTGTTGCCGCCGGCGGAACAATCATAAATGCTACTCGCAGAATTGAGATTGCAGGCACTATGTTAGCAGCCGGAACGGCAACGCCTGGCGAACTATACTCAGACGTAACAGCGGATCAAATCAGTGGATATTTTGGAGATGGATCTGAACTAGCAGATGCTTTTTATTCAGTACGTGGTGACTCCGCTGTTCCATACTTCAACAACGTTACACCAATTGATATCATCCCATTAGAAGAACCATCAGGTGGTACAGCATGTATTAAAACGGCAACGTTTACAGGTACAGCAACCGCAGCTGGAACAGTAGAAGTAGGTGTATCTAATTATAGATATGGACAGGTAAACGTGGCTGTGCCTGCAGAAACTGGTGGAGTGGCAACCGACAATGAAGACGTTGCGGCCCTTGTAGTAGCTGCATATACTGCAATTACAAAATTGCCTGTAACTGTTGCGATAGATGGAGTAACCGCCTCAAAAGTCAATGCAACATATAATCACAAAGGCATTCAGGGAAACGATTTTGCGCTCTGGGTAAAATGTAATGTGCCAGGTATCACTGTTGCTCTAGCAGTCGGTGCCGCTGGAGTAGGCGAGCCGGTAATGACTGGAATGTATGCGGTAAACGGCAACACAAGATACACAGGAATTGCACAAACAGGTTGGGATGAAAGTGTTTTACAAACACATTTAGAAACACGTCTTGCAACTAATAACAAAACGCTTGACGGTGTTGGATATATTACTAAGAACCTGAGTGCAGCAGACGCTAAGGTAGAGCTTGCTTCTCTTGATACGCAAGTTTTAAATATGCAATATGAAGCCATTGAGGCAAAATCTTGGTGGATCGGTGATTCGATGTTTGAATCTGCGCTTGCACGTTCTGCTCAACTAGCAGCGCTAAGGGCATTAAGACTTACTACTGGCGCAGACATTTCCGAATTTGTTGCAGCCGCAACCGGACTTGATGACACAAGCGGCGGCGTAGAGATTGCATCACTTCCATATTTTAATACACCAATGAGGTGGCCTGTGATGCAAACAGGATTTGGATATACAGGTACAGAGCCAGAAGAGATTACAGCGCTTGGTGGAATCATTGCTGGTAATAATGATAGCGGTTCGTCTGTTGTTCTTAATGATGTTGTGACACCGTACAAAACTACAAGCCAAGGTGATGCTGATACCAGTTTTTATTTCCAAAACAGCATGGACCAAATCACAGAAGCACGCTCTTACTATTTGACAAACATTAAAAGCGAGATGAGACAATCAAGGGCAACACCCGGCGGACTTGTACCTCGCAGAAATATTAACAATGAGGATTCTGTAAGAGACAAATTCATTGAGTATTTTGGCAATCTTGGGGATTTGTTGATTGCAGTTAAAGGCTCTGATGCTGAAGCATTTTTTGCTAAGCACTTGTCAGTGTCTCTTAATAGTACCACTGGAAAATATACGGTATCAATGAGGCACCCTGTATTGACACAAACAAGAGAAATTGACGCACCTATACAAATTGCGTTCAGTATCAATTAATAAGGAGATTTGAAAATGGCTTTCGTAATTACAAAACCAAAAGTAGAAGTCAATAACAATGTTATTCCAGTAAAGGCCAATTCTGTCTCTATTGATGAGGGCCTAGGCGAAACAACGGTAACAGCGGCGTCACTAGGCGGTGATGATATTGAGATTGAAATCAGCGATAATGCAGAAGATAAAATAGGCGGATTTAAATTTGCGATGTCTCCAACGGTAGCGAACAAAGCAAGTGCTCGCGGTTGGAAACAAAATCCAGGTGTTAACGTTGTTAAAATTTCAGGCAAAGATCCACAAGGCAATAGATTTGTAAATATTTATCGACAATCATCAATCACAAATAAATACGAGGTAGCACTACAAAACGGTGGTGATATATCACTTGAATGGGCTGGTGCTCCTCCAATCGTAGGCTAATGAAAAGGAAGGCAAAACATGTCAAAAGAAAACAGAGAAGCAGTTGAATTTAAGTTAAATATTCCAATCAGTCTCGCAACGAAAGAAGGCGATTACAAAGAATTCGATACAATAACTTTGTTCGCACCAATTGCGGCAAATCGTAAACAGGCATCTATTGTTAAAAATTTTGCTGGAAAAACATTTATGAGTTTTTCTAGCAGGATGACAGACGAAGAAAAGAAAACAGCAATTGCACTGGCAGAAGAGGCAAAAAGACTCGCTACTAAAAAAGATAAAAAAGAAAAAGAAGAGCCTTTGAATGGTAGAGATTTCGCTGAAACAGCCACGGCAAACGGTGTTGATGATAACGCATACGATAAAGCCCTTGATGCATTCCGAATTTTAGTAACAAAGGGAGAATGCGCAGAGATTGATGGCAATAATTTAACGTTAGACTTGTTTGATAATCTAGATTTTGATGACATGG